TCAGGCCGCCTTTCTGGCGGCCTTTTGCATTTCTACCCATCCCTGAATCTCTATCTGCGACCAGCGTGAGTACCGGCCGAGCTTGATAGGCGCAGGGAAGGCGTCTGCGCCGATCATCTCGTAGATCGCTGATTTGCCCAGTCCTACCTGGCGACAAACCTCTGGTAGCTTGATGAGGATGTCGATCGGCTGGTTGCTCATCGCCGCTTCCCTCCCTTGCGATGCTTCTTGGTGCCGCCGTGGCAGGTCAGGCGGTAGCTGATGAACGTGGCGAGCTCGCCGATCTCCGCTTTGATGTCATCGATGATGGCGCCCATGATCTCGTTCACTTCCTCATAGGTGGCGCGCTGGATGGTGCGGGAGTTGTCGACGTGGATCTTGCCGTCTGGCGTCTTGACCAACCATTCCATTGTCCAGCGCTGCGGCTTGCGTGGTAGGCGCCCGCTGACCTTGGCGATGTCGTTGGGCATTTCCGTGCTGAAGAGGATGGAGTAGGTCATGCTGCATCCTCTGCTGATGTCCCGAAGTCGAACATTTGTTGTTGTTGTTTCTGCGGTGCGCCGGGCGAGGCGGTGGGGCTCTGCTCTGCAGGCCGAACCCTGGGCGGGGCGCTCCGCACAGTGATGAACGAGGAGCTAACGAGCAGGTTGGAGGCGCGCATGGCCTCGCCTATCCATCGACCTCTGCGATAGACCTGGACGAGGTGATACTCGTCGTCTGGTCGGTAAAAACTCCCGCTCTCCTTACCGACATGGGTGGCGCCTTCGGGGGCTGGACCTGTGTGTACTGGCGTAGGCTGCCGGCGCTCTCGTTCAGCTTTGGCGCATTCCACAGCCTTCAGATAGCTGCCAGTGTGTTTGTGCGCGCAGCGCCAAAGGATGTTGAACGCGGCGTCGCGTAGGCAGCCTTGCCATTGATCCGGGGTGCGCTGGGCCGTCGAAACGATTAGGGTCTGGCTCATGCAGCCACCTCGCTCGGCTGCACGTCCACGAGGTTGGCGCGGACGAGGGCGGCGGCTACCGGTGGGCAGACGCTGTTGCCGCACATGCGCACCTGCGCTGCCTTGCTGAGCTTCTTTCCGCCGGCGGTGCGGTCGTGGATGTAGTCGGCCGGGAAGCCTTGGGCGGCGAAGAGTTCGTGCGGCTCTAGCATGCGCATGCCGATGTCGACGATCTCGTAAGGCTCGCCCTTGATCATCACCAGTGCGTGGCGGTCCTTGGTGGTGACGGTGTGCAGCGGTTCCTGCAGCGGCTGACCGTCGCCGGTGCCGTAGTACTTGAGCAGGAAGGCGCGAACCTCGCCCATATGACCACCGGTGGTCAGCGTGTGGATGGGCTCGCGCAGGTCCTGGCCGATGCAGTTGTTGCGCAGCTTCACCAGGTGGCTGGTCACCAGTGCGTTGTGATCGACGGTGGTCGCAGTCGGCAGGGGGCTTTCCAGGCTGCTGCCCGGGCCGGTGTAGTTGCCGCCGTAGTGCTTGGCGAGGAAGGCGGCGACGAGGCCGATCGGCGCGGCGCCGCCCGGCTTCTTGATGAAGCTGTTCGCGGTGACAGTTGCCAGCGGCGCTTCGACCGATGAGCCGCGATCGTTCGACCGGAACTTGGTGATCACTGGCGCTACCAGCGCGAAGTGCCCGCCTTTCACCTGTGCGCAGATGGTGCGCAGCGGCGTATCGGCCGGCATGTTGCGCTGCGTGCTGCCGTTGGCGTGCTCGGTGATGAAGGGTGCCGTGCCCTGAACAATGAAGGGCTGGTTCGATTCGATCACATAGCGCTGGATGCCCCGTGCGATGCGGCGCAGGGTGTTCTCTGCGAGTGGCTTCTTGCGGGTGAAGATCGACGGGCAGGGCAGTGACCAATCGATGATCTCTGCGGCGGTGCGCCAGGGTTTCAAGCGCTTGGCCTTGACCGCCTCGCTCGCCGGGTCCCCGTGGGTGGGCTTTGGCCATACGATGGGCTGACCGTCGCAACGGGCGATGAGGAACAGGCGCTTGCGGATGGTCGGGGCGCCGTAGTCGCTGGCGCGCAGCTCGCGCCAATCCACCTGGTAGCCAAGACGGCGAAGTGCGTTGACGAAGCTGGTAAAGGTGCGGCCCTTGTTCTTCGGGCAGGGTCGGCCGTCGGTGGCCAGTGGCCCCCAGGTCACGAACTCTTCGACGTTCTCCAGCATGATGACCTTCGGCTTGACCGTGGCGGCGTAGCGGATGGCGACCCAGGCGAGGCCGCGGATCTCCTTCTTCACCGGGGCGCCGCCCTTGGCCTTGCTGAAGTGTTTGCAGTCCGGGCTGAACCAGCACAGATCGACCGGGCGGCCGTCGACGACAACGCGTGGGTCGACCTCCCAAACCGATTCGCAGAAGTGCTTGGTGTGCGGGTGGTTGATGTCGTGCATGGCCACGGCTTCGGGGTCGTGGTTGATGGCAATGTCGACTGGGCGGCCGAGGCCAAGCTCGATGCCCGTGGAGGCACCGCCGCCGCCAGCGAAGTTGTCGATGACCAGGCCGTTGAAGTTGAACGCCGGCTGGGGGTGGAGGCGGTAGAGATTATTCATGGAAGCCACCTGCCTGGAGTTGCGGCAGAACGTTGTCACTTCCGAGGGGACTAATGCCTACACTCGCCGATCCCAGGCTACGGACATGAGCCAAGCTTCGATTCCCATGACGTCCAGCTACAAAGGCGTCAGCTTCGAGATTACGTTTCACGTGCAGATGCAGGATGGGGGCGCGGAGAGCTGGTCGTATAGCCTTCGCTTTCCCGCCGGCATGAGCGACGATAACCCTGAAGAGTTTTGCTGCTTGCAGTGGTACACGGACGAGGTTGTTGCCCATGCCGAGGCGCTGAACTGGGCTTATCGCTACATCAATGGCCGCTTGGGTCTGAATGATGATTCGGAGGCCGTTCGGCCGAGCCATAGTGCTGGGACAGGCAAGCTTCCGACGGTCTGAGACTGCTCTGGCAAGTTCTATAGACATGCTCATCCCTCACATGCACTGCGGCGCAGTGGCGCCGGTGTGTTCGACGTCGACGCGCTCCCAGGTGGAGCGAGCGCGGGCGCGGTGGGTGGACTGCATCAGTTCGAGCAGGCGGTTTTGGTAGTGCAGGAATGCCTGCGCGGACGTCCAGCTCTCCAGCGGTTGGTCGAGCGGTGCGATGCCGGCGATGCATTCCCATTCGCCGGCGTGTTCCGGCATGAGCTGCGTGCGTTCGGTGGCGAGGGCGATCATGTCCGCCTTGTGCACGCAGTCGGGCAGTTCCGGGTCCAGGTGGAAGTGTTCGCAGATGGCCAGCCAGACATTGCGCTCGACCTCGTCGTACAGCGAAACCAGGCTCTGCCCTTCATAGAACTCGCGCATGCCGAGCTTGAGCGGGCGCACCATGTCGCCGACGTAGGCCTTGGTGGCGTCGTGGAGCAGGGCGGCGAGCTGGTGTTCGGCCGGAACGATGCTGGCGACCAGCAGGCTGTGCTGCGCGACCGAGTAGTGCCGGCTGGTGTGGCCGTTGAAGCGGCAGAGCTGAGACAGGGCGTGTGCGATGTCCAGCGTGCAGACCTGGTCGGCCTTGGGCGCGAGCAGGTCGAAGCGGCGGCCGGAGCGGGTGAGTATCCAGGTCATTGGTCGCCTCCCGACTTCTTGCTTTCAACCATGGCGATAGCGGCGGCGTAGGTCAGCACGCGGCGGGGGCTGTGACAGAACGGGCCGTCGTGACTGGTCAGGACGAGTGCGTCTGGAGGCACTGGCATGTCCGGCTGCCAGTTATCCACGATCTTCTTGAGGCCAAGCGCCGAAGCGATGGCTTGGGCATTGGTGGTCTTCCCGCAGCCCTGCGGGCCGAACACGATGTAGCTTTTCTGGCTCATGCCATCACCTCCACTTCCATCACCGGCAGGGTTTGCCAGTAGCGGTCGAACAGGGCGCGGGCCCGCTCGGAGAGGCGACGGCAGATTTGTGCCTGGTCGTGCGAGCCGAGGCCGGCGAATGTGTTGGCCGCCAGGCTGAGTTTGTCGGCCATGGCTACGAGCTGGTTGGCGTCGTCTTCGGTGATGACGCGGGTTTGCAGGTTGGCGAGCTTGGCGCGGCAGTCGTCCAGCTCCGCCGTGGTGGCTTCGAGAGCCTGGGCGGCGTTGAGCCGGCTGATGGTGAGGCTGTGCTTGGCCGACTCGATGTCGCGGCGGGCCTGTGTGAGTTCATAGCGGTGGGCGTGCAGGCCGCGCTGGTAGCCGATGTCGAAGGCCTCGCGCTTGCCCTTGCGCAGGCCTTCATAGAAGCCGAGGCCGAACACGATGGCCATGCCTGCGACTGCGCCGATGAAGGCGATGATCTGAATGGTGGTGAAGTTCATGTGCTGTGTCCCGTTTGAGCCCGCCGGCTGGTGAGGCCGGCGGAATGTTGGTGGTGGTTACTTGCCGAGGGAGAAGGTGCCGATGGTGAGCGGCACCAGGCTGCCGACCTCCTGCTCCAGGACGTCCTTGAACTCGCGGGCGAAGGCTTCGCGCTGGGCTTCCTCCCCGACCCACCGGAGTTTCAGGAGTGGCTCGTCGCGGCCGGTGATGACGGACAGGCGCAGCTTGATATCTGCCACGTCCAGCCCTTCGAACGGCACGGTGGTGAAGATGAAGGCGGAGGGCAGGGTGTCCTGGCTCTTGGCCTCGATCTCGTCCATGGCCGAGCGGCTGGCGGAGAAGTCGCCCACGTTGCTGTCGCGCTGGCTGGTGGCCTTGATGACCATGCGGCGCACGGCGTTGATGGCCTGGAGCATTTCGAGGTTGGACTCACCGTCCCGCGCTTCGAGGTTAGGGAGCCAGTCCTCCAGCCATTCGGCGAGATCCTTCTGGCTGAGCGTCCTGCCGATCACGCTCTGGAGGGCGGAGTAGGCGGCGGTGGGCTTGAGGGTGAGCACGGCTACGTCATCGCCGTGGCCCGCCGCGCCGGGCTCGCCCAGGTTGAAAATGACGGTGGCGCGCATGGCGTCCTGGTCGATGAAGCCGAGCGCCTTGACCGGTGCGTTGTCATCCACCACGTCATGGCTTTCGGTGTACTTGATGAAGTCCTGCAGGGAGTGGGTGGCCATGGTGCCGCGGAAGCGGTCGCGCATCGGCTGGGATGCTTCCAGCGACTGCAGGCGAATACCCTCTGGCAGTACCGCTACGGTGGTGCCGCCCTCAATGGTGATCGGCTTGGCTGCGGCGATCACGGCTTGGGACTCAATGTGTTGGATGGCTTCTTTGCTCAGCGACATGCTGTGTCTTCCTGTTGGTGAGTGGGGCTTGGTGAAGCGGGTCAGACTTCGCGGGCTTTAACCGGCGCTTGTTCGCGGGTGAACATCTGGTCGGTCGGGCTCGTCTGGAACAGCTCAAGGCCGTTCTCGGTGACGTACATGGGCGTGTCGAGGGAGGTGTCCTCGCGCTTCTTGCCGCGCTTGGTGGGTTGCACGAAGTCCAGCGTGTGGCTGACGGTGACCTGGTTGCTCTGGCCGATCTGCTTGAGCTTGAACTTGAGCGTTACCTCGCCGGGCTTGCCGTGGTCGACCACGCCGGCGGCGACATCGGAGAGCGCGCGGCCGACCTGCTGGGCGAATACGCTGGCGTTGAGGGAGTTGATGAACTCGCTGGTATCTGTGGGTTTCATGGCGTGCTGTGCCTCTTTGGTTGCCCTTGGTGGGGGCGGGTTATGCCGCTTGCGCGGCGGCGGTTTGATCCAGCCAGTCGGCCAGATCGTGTAGGTAGATGACCCAGGGGCTGCGGTTGGAGCTGGGGTCGAGCTGCCGGATCTTGAGGTTGAGCTGGCCTTCGCGGACTTTGCGGCGCAGGTGCTTGACCGTGGTGATGTGCGGCAGGTGATCGGTGAGCAGCTGCTCGGCGGTGATGTAGCTACCGGCGTAGCGGCTGCGCAGGGTGTCGAGCGTGGTTTGCGGTTGTGGCTTCATGGCTGCGCCTCCCCGTGCCCCGCCGGGAGGCGCAGGCGGATCAGTTCGGTGATGCCTTCGATGGTCTTGCCGGCCTGCCGGTCGACCACGCTGCCGGTGCCGTCTGTGATCACGCAGCCGAACGGTGCGGCCTGCTCAAGGGTGAGCGTGACGTGCGGCAGGTAGCCGGCCGGCAGCACGGCGAACAGCGCACACCAGAGACGCCCGAGGTCGTCCGCGTGGGGCTGGTTGGCTTGCAGGTGGGCGATGGCCTCCGAGCAGGCGCCGCGCAGCACCTTGGCGGGTACCACCGATGGGTGGTCCAGGTGCAGGCTGGTGAGCTTGAGCGCGCCGATCGCGTGTTGGGTGGCTGAGATGGTCATGCGGCGGCGTCCTTCTTGGTGACGGTGATGTCGAGCTGCTCCGCCAGCCAGGCGATGCCGGCCTCGGTGGCCATGACCACCCCGTAGTGCGTGTAGCTTTTGATGGCCGGGTTCCAGCGGCTGCGGGTGTCGACGAACAGCCGGCCCCGGCCGCGCTCTGTGCTGATCAGCTCGCCGGCGTGGTTGAGCAGGCCCAGCTCGCGCATGCGCGCGCGCAGCTTGCGCGGTCCAATGCCGAGCACGGCGGCGGCCTGGTCGAGGGTGCGGTTCATGGTGGCGGGCCTCAGGCTGTGGCGCTGGTGGCCAGGGCGGCGCGGTAATCACGCAGAGCCACCATCGCTTCGTCTGCCCAGTCTCTAGCCTCGCGATAGGCCTTTGAGTGGACCGGCTGATTCAAGCCAAGCCGATCAAGCCTCGCGGCAGCCAGTGCCAACGCCTGCTCGAGGGCGCTCTGCTCCGGCTGCGGGGCGGTCTGCGCGAGGCGGGTGAGAGCAGCGCGCAGCTGCTTTTCAATCCGCAAGTGCTGCGCGACGGTCATTAGGCGCTCGCCTGCTTCCAGCGACCTATATGGCACCAGGTAACGTCCGTTATGAATGGCGGCGATATCTGGGATCTCGACCTCAAACGCCTCCTGCTTATCCTGCGCCGCCGCTGGCTCTGCCTGCGCGTTTAGCTCGTGTGCGGCAGCGTTGAATGCCGCCGTGGCTGCTTGCAGGTCGCTGGGGTTGGTGCGCTGCGGAATGGCCTCTGCCGTATCCAGCGTGCCGTTGGCGACGGCCTCGATCCAATCGGCCAGGTGCTGGGCGTTGGCGCCGTCGTTGCGCTGGAGGGTCATGCTGTGGCGCTGCTCGCGCATGAACAGCACGGCGAGCAGCTGATCGCCGCTGTCGCTGGTGAAGGGCTCGATGCTCAGCTCGGCGCGCAGCTCGCGGGCGGGCTGGGTGAGCAGTAGGGTTTCGGTGCCGGCCTGGCTGGCGAGCATGCCAAGGGCGGCTTCGCTGCCCCTGGTGAGGGAGAAGGTGCTCATGCGCAGTCGCCTCCGAACGGGCCGAAGCTCTCGAGGGTGGGGCGGTTATGGCGCTTGAGTTGAGCCGTGCGCAAGGTGACCTGTGCGATCAGGCCGGTTTCTCGCTCGATGCGGCGCACTTTGAAGGGATTGGATGCCACTGCCGGGTGCAGAAAGACCGGGCAGCGGGGGCTGCTGTGCTGTGCTGTGTCCATTGTCGCGATCCCGTGGTGAGTGGGTACGCGACAACATTAGCGCCACTAATTAGTGGCGTCAACAGTAATACTTATATGAGCACTGTTATATTAGGACCGAGTACCAAAATACCTTGCCGATGATGCGGATGTGCTCGGCTACGTACTCGGCGTCATAGCGTTCGTCTGGGTGTTCCTCGGTGTTGTAGCTGCGGAGCCTGAGGCCATTTCCAGGCAGGCGATACACCAGCTTCACGCGCAGTTGGCCTTCATGGTTGATGGCGTACATCTTACCGTCGACGATTGCTGTAACAGCAGTGTCGATGGCGACCGTGCTGCCGTCTGGCAGGACAGGCTCCATGCTGTTTCCGGTGACGACAGCGGCCGCAGCTGTGTCGGCGTTGATGCCCTTGCGTTGCAGCGTGCGCTTTCCAAACCGCAGCTTTCTTCCGCCTGTTTCCAGCATTACTTCCGATCCTTTACCCGCCGCCAGCTCGACTTCCTTGTAAAAAGGGATGGCTATTTCATCATCCCCCAGGGGCGTTTCGTCAGACCATGCTTCGATTGGAGCGATTGACTCGGCTGAAAGATCGGGTTTCGGAGACCTGTGGCGATAATCTTTCACCGAAAGCGCTTGAACCATACCCGACTTGCCTTCAAGACGCTCGACGCCCTCGTACATATAGATGTCTGCCGTTAAGCGGTGACTAACTTCGGACGGCTCAAAGCCCAAGATCGCTGAGAATTTAAGAAGGGCGGGAAGGTTTAGCGGGATGCGGCCATTCAAGTACTGGCTCACGACGCTTTGACCAGACCAGCCGGCGCGATCAGCGATCACGTCCTGCGTCAGGCTTGGATCTGCCTGTTTGCGGGCCTCGTAGATAGCTTTGAGTTTAGCGGCCTCATCGGCCTGTATAGCTTTGAAAGTCTTCATGGGTGCCAATCTATAAGCAACGCTTATCCGAGCAAAACAGTGATACGTCTTTTCTTCTTGATTACTGATAGAAGTGTTACTAATATCCGCCCACGCACCACGAGGATTGGACGATGGACGAAGACTTTGGCGTGCCGCTTTCTGAGTTCGCGGCAGGCAAGACACAGCCTGAGCTTGCACAGCTGATCGGTGTGTCACAAAGCGCCGTGTCTCAGATGATCAAGTCGGCTCGGCAGATTCGCGTTCGCTCAAAGGGCAGCGCGGGCTTCGAGGCTATCGAGATCCGCCCTGTCGGCGATCGCAAGAAGCGCGCTGCATAACCATTTCAAACCCGCCGGACACAGCACAGTTTCAGTATCGGCGGGGGCCGGTTCCGGGAGCCTCACCAGCAGACCGGAGCCGGCAGGCCCAAGGGCCAGGAGCAACAAACCTGACGCCATGGCGGCAGGTGGATGTAGAGGCTGGAATCAAGGCGCCCACTCACCAAAGTAAAGCGGCCTTGACCCAGCGGTCCGGGAGACGGGTACCACCCCTGACTCCCTCAACAGCCTCCCCGGTGGGACACAGCACGTATATCACCGGGGTTTTTGCTGCTGTGGCCATAGGATAGGGCGCAAGCCTGGCCTATGGCTATGGTAGCCAGCGGGGTTTACTACCAATGCGCGCTACTACGCTTGAGCACGGGCCGCTTACCACTCTGGAAGCGGCTATCGATAAGGACGCCCGTGAGGCGATCCGTGGGGGCCACAAGGCCGTTTGCGCCATTCTGGAAGAGCCGTATGGCCCGTTTCAGAAGCGCCTTTCCTGTTCCTACCCTGACCACCACCTGCATGCGGACGATGTGGAGCGCGTGATTGCGCTCGTGCAGGGCCCGGCCGTGCTGGCGTGGTTCGAGCAGGTGTATGGGGTGGTGAGCTTCAAGCCGACGCCGGTACCGGCGACGCGCGATGCGCTGAAGGCGCTGGGCAAGCTGCTGCAGGCCGAAGGCGAGTTCGTGGGCAGCCTGCATGACGGCGCCGCGGACAACGTGTGGGAGCCACACGAGGTGGAGACGCTGCGCGGCCATGCGAACCGGATGATCAGCGAGATTCTCGGCATCGTCGCCGGGGCGGAGCAGGCCATGGAGGAGCAGCGCCATGGATGAGCATCTGATCGAACGGGCTCAGCGGGAGCAGGATGAAGAGCTGCAGCGCATCATCGCGAGCCGTGTGCAGTACCAGGGCGAGAGCCTGACCGAGTGCGAAGGGTGCGGCGGCGAGATTCCGCAGGCCCGGCGCGAGGCGGTGAAGGGGTGCCGGATGTGCACCGACTGCCAGACGTTCGCGGACAAGACGAGTGCGGGGGTGCGCCGTGGTTGATCATTCGAAGGTGGAGCTGCTGCCGTGTCCGTTTTGCGGCCGGCCGGCCGCTATTGCCGGCAAAAGGGCCACTCGATTCCCCGGATCTAGAAAGGTGTCTTGCTCCCATGATGGTTGCGGCGCGCACTTCTCGTACTGGCACCCAGATGAGTGGAACCGAAGGGCAGAGCGCCCCGCGCAGACCGAGCAGCAGCCTATCCGTATGCCACCACGTCGTGATTTCGATCCGATAAGCGATGCGGAATGGGGGTGGAACGAGTGCTGGGATGAAGTGGCCCGCCTGAACGCCGCCCCTGTCGCGCAGACCGCCCCGCAGCCGGAGCAGAGCGGGCTGGTGGAGGCGCTGGAGTATTACGCCAACGGTGACCACATGCTGCTGGCTGATCCTGACGCATGGGATACCTGTAGCGGCGAGCCGCTGAACTTCCTTCACGACGAAGCGGGCACCGCCAGTGTTGAGGACGGGACAATCGCCAAAGCAGCACTGGACGCCTACCGCGCCGCCCTATCTGCCAAAGGGGGTGAGGCATGAGCACCATCCTGAACGCCTGCCATTGCGGCTACACCGGCGCGCTTGCCGGCACTCAGCACCAAGGCGTTTTCTACTCGCTGACCTGCCCCGAATGCCATCGCAGCGTCGAGGCATTCACTCTGGAAGGCCTGGCGGAGAACTGGAACAAGCCTGCCGAGCCAGTGCAGGTTGCTGAGGAGACGCGTGATGTCTGAACGCGTACCTCTCACCCTGGCCGATCTCCCCGAGCTGCTGCAGTACATCCCCGCCGATGATCGTGACACCTGGTTGCTGGTGGGCATGGGCATCAAGGCGGAGTTCGGCAGTAACGGGTTCGATGCCTGGGATACCTGGAGTGCCGGTGCTGACAGTTACAGCACGGCGGATGCGAAGACGGTGTGGCGCTCGTTCCGCAAGGCGGGCACGGGCATGGGCACGGTGATCAAGCTGGCGAAGGACAACGGCTGGCGGCCACGCCGGGAGCCGATCACCGCGGAGGAGAAGCGCCGGCTGAATGCCGAGGCGGAAGCGCGCCGTGCAATGCGGCAGGCGGAGATTGAAGCGGACGAGGCGAGGGCGCGGGTGATGCGCGAAGCCGTGGCCGCTGCCTGTGAGCTGATCTGGACGAAGCACTGCAAGCCGCAAGGCGAAAGCCCCTACCTGGAACGCAAGCAGGTGGGGGCTTTTGGTGTTGGCTATTTCCATTACACGGTTGTGCTGGCCATCGATGACGAGCGGCAGCGCTGCGACGTGTGGGTGGGGAGCGAGACGCGCGAGTTCTTCGCGGCCATGCCCAAGCCCCGGCCGGATTCGCTGTCGTTCCTGATGTTCAAGGCGGGCAGCGTTGCCATTCCGCTGCGCGATGCGGCGGGGAAGCTGTGGAGCCTGCAGGCGATCAACGAGCAGGGCACGAAGCTGTTCCCGAAGTACGGGCGCAAGGCGGGTTGCCGGCATGTGCTGGGTGACCTGGCCGACGCGACGGTGATCGGCGAGGCCGAGGGCTATGCGACGGCGGCGAGCGTGCATATGGCGATGGGCTGGCCGGTGGCGATGGCGCTGGACTCCGGCAACATGCCGGCGGTAGCGCGTGACCTGGTGGCGCAATGCCCGGATGCGCTGCTGGTGGTTGCCGGTGACGATGACCCGACGAAGCCGGGCAACCCGGGCCGCAAGAAGGCGGAAGCGGCGGCGGGTGAGGTGGGCGGCATTGCGGCCTTCCCGACGCAGCCGGCCGAAGGCGAGGCGGGGCAAGATTGGAACGATGTGCATGTGGCGTGGGGGCTGGATGCGGTAGCGCAGCAGCTCGACGCTGCTGTTGCTGCTGGCAAGCCTTCCCCGACCCCATCTGATGACGAAGCCGCTGCGCCGGGCGGCTCCTCCGACAACGGGGGGCAGGGGGTGGGCTTTACAGCGGAACAGATCCTGCGGCGATTCGCGCTGGTGGAAGGCACCACGCACATCTGGGACCAGGACAAGAAAGCGGTGATGAAGAAGACCGCGTTCGAGGCGCTGGTGACAAAGCCGCTGGCGAAGGCCTGGGCGGACGACATGGCCAAGAAGCTCATCGGCGCAGATACGGTGCGTGAGCTGGAGCAGGCGCGGCGGATGGCGGGCAAGAAGGCCACGGCGCTGGGGATGACGCCCATCGAGCGGTATGTGTACATCGACGGGACGAAGGATGTGTGGGACCGCGAGAAGAAGCGGCGCATTCCGGAGGGCGCGGTGAAGATGGCGTTGGGCGATGCCTATGCGTTGTGGCTGAACAGCGCCGAGCGGCGGACTGTGGATGTGGACCACATCGTGTTCGACCCGACGATGACGAAGGACCCGGCGGTGTACATCAACACGTTCGAGGGGCTGCCGCTGGAGCCGGTGCGCGATGACGCGGCGTGCGAGAACCTGCGCTGGCTGATCTCCTTTCTGTGCAACCACGAGGAGGCGCCGTTGCAGTGGCTGGTGAAGTGGCTGGCCTATCCGCTGCAGCACCCAGGCGCGAAGCTGGACACGGCTGTGCTGATGCATTCGGTGATGGAGGGCTCGGGCAAGAGCTTGCTGTTCGCCGATACGCTCGGTGCGCTGTATGGGCCGTATGCGGCGACAGTGGGGCAGACGCAGCTGGAATCGAACTTCAACGCGTGGCAGAGCCGGAAGCTGTGGGCGGTGTTCGAGGAGGTTGTGAGCCGCGACCAGCGTTACAACCAGGTGGGCAAGATCAAGCATCTGATCACCGGCAAGACGGTGCGGATGGAATCGAAGTTCATCAATGGTTGGGAGGAAGCCAACCATATGAATGCGGTGTTCCTCTCGAACGAGATCCTGCCGTGGCCGATCAGTGAGTCGGACCGACGCTTTCTGGTGATGTGGCCTTTGGAGACGTTGCCGGAGGAACGGCAGCGGGCGATCGGTGCGGAGCTGGCGAATGGCGGTGTGGCTGCCCTTTATGGCTGGCTGCTGGATGTGGACCTGGGCGACTTCAATGAGCGCACGCGGCCGCCGCACACGGATGCCCGGCAGCGGCTGGTGGCGTTGTCGCGCGCTGGTTGGCAGACCTTCCTGCATCAGTGGCAGCACGGCGAGTTGGGGCACAAGCTCTGGGGTGCGTGCCTTTCGACGGACCTTTATGCGCTGTTCCTCGAGTGGTGCCAGCGCAACCGTGAACACGCGATGAGCCAGACGAAGTTCAGCCTGTTCATCAGCTCCGAGGTCGAGAAGACGCGGTCGATCCCCTGGACGGAGGGGGCGAACCGGCGCTTCGGGGCCTTCTTCTTTCCCAGTGACCCTGACTCTTCCCTGCCCCCATCTATGAACGCAGCTGCGCTTGGCCAGCATGTGGCGGGGTGGCGGGCGAAGGCGAAGCTGGCGGGCTGGGATGTGGACGGCTGGGACCACTTGAAGGGGGCTGCGGCATGAATACGACGAAAAGTGTGTTGGGTGTGTTGGGTTGTGTTGGGTTGGGTTTGCGAACCCAGCACAGCGAGAGGCCAGCAACGGCGGGGCTTTGCGGGGTGTGTGTTGGGTGTGTTGGGTTTGGCATCGCGCGCGCGCATGCGTGTGTTTTGTTGCAACGACTGAACGGGGCTGATGAAGCGAGAAAAAATTGCTACGCGAGGACCGAAAAACCCAACAAACCCAACACACTCAACACAGTTGCTTTGAAGGCATTGATTTATAAGGGTTTTAAGTGTGTTGGGTTTGTGTTGGGTTGCTGGTTCTGTGTTGGGTTGGGGGGCAGAGCATGATCGAGGCCATGGAGGTGCTGTTGCAGGCGTGGGGCCGTGAGGTTGTGAACCCTGCTCTGGATGTGGCCATCGCCTCGCCGCTGGGGCGGATGGGTGACGATGCGCCGGGCGGTGTGGGCGGGCATCGCTGCCTGTCGCTGGTGGAATGCGCGGTGGCGATCAGCCGTGCGAGCCAGGCGGTGAGCATGGCGCTGGATGGCATGGCGAAGGATGCGCCGCTCGGGCTCGGATCGCGTGGGCGTGTGCTGCAGCGCCTGGCGCATGTGCGCTACTGCCAGGGGCCGCAGGCGGTGGCCGTGGCGGCGCAGTGTGCGCGGCTGGGTATCTCGATGCGGACGTATCGCGCCCAGGTGGACGAGCTACATGCGGAGCTGCAGGCGGAGTGGCCGGTGGCGCTGGCCAGGCTGCAATCGGCAGAGCGGGGCACGGATGCGCATGCGGCTGCGGTGAAGCGGGCACGAGCGGCGCGTGACGTGGCACGGGAGAACGCGCGGGCTGAGCGCAAGCGGGTGGCTGATCGCAAGGCCGCGGCGCGGGCCGTGAAGGCGGCTGCGGATGGCCGCAAGCTGGGTGCCGCCTGATGACCGTTCGTCGGGACGGTTTGGCGCGAACAGCGTTCAACCGTGCTCAAGTGTGTTCAACCGTGTTGAACAGCGTTTGCAAAAATCGACCGTTGCGGGCGTTGCATGTCGGCTGTAGAAAGTCCCCATGGTTGTAGAGCTGCGCCCGCAGCGATAACCGCCGAGCGACGTGCTGTGTCGCGGCCTGTTCCCCGGCAGGCCAGCCCTCGCAAGAGGGCACCCATTCCAAGGCTCACCCGAAACGGTGGGCCTTTTTCATTTGTGCCGCTGGAGACGTTGCATGGCTGAGCCAACGAGCACCACGGCAGGCGTTGTGGTGGCAGGTGCGGCCGGTGCCGGCCTGGCTGGATTCATGGCTGGCGTGAACGGCGACGCAGCTGTCGGCGCGCTGCTGGGTGCGCTGGTGTATGTGACGACGACGCATGACCTGCCGATCTGGAAGCGGCTGCTGTTCTTCCTGGTCTCGGGCGTGATGGGCTACCAGTTCGCGCCGGCCATCGTGGAGGCGGAGTTCTGGGGCTTTCGCCCGTTCGCCTATCCCGGCCCGGCGGCGTTCGGTGCGGCAGTGCTGGTGGTGACGCTGGCGCTGGCTGCCATCCGCCGGCGTGGCGTGCCATCGATCAGTGACGGAGGCGCGGATGGTTAGTGCTCTGTTGACGCAGGCCACGTTCGTGGTGTGCCTGGTGCTGTTCGTACGGCTGTTCACTTATCGCCGTGGTGCTGCGCGGTTCCGCCGCGGTGTGTCGTGCCTGGCCATGCTGGTGATGGGCTGCGCAGGTGCCGCGGTGATCTACATCCTCACCGGTGAGCTGCGTGTGCCTGCCATGGCCTGGCCACTGGTAGTGCTGCTGGCGGTGTTCGCCTGGGCGGTGTGGCAGAGCGGCGGCAACCTGGCCGGCGCGTTCCGCCCGACAGGCTGGGATGGCGTGGAGCGGCGGCAGCAGGAGAGGCGGACGCCTTCAGCTCGCTGAATCGGGGGTGAGCATGCGCGGTTCTATCACGGCGAGGGATCTGGACGATGCGCTTGCTTCGCTCGAGCGCCTCGGAAAAGACCTGGCGCCTAGGGCTCTTGCCGACGCGCTGAACCATACGGCCAACCAAGCGCGGCAAGCGCTGCGGGCGGACATGCAAAGCGTGTTCGATCGCCCCACGCCCTGGACGCTGAATAGCATTCGTATCTTGCACGCCAAGCCATCGGCAGAACCTGAAGCAGCGGTGTGGGTGCAGGATGAGTCAGGCGGGAAGAACCCATTCAGCGCCGAGGATTACCTGCTGCCCCAGGTCGATGGCGGCGACCGCATCACCCGTCGCTCCGAGAAGTATCTGCGCGAGTCGGGCGTACTGCCGGCCGGGCGGTTCGTCGTGCCAGCGGCCGGTGCTCGGCTGGATGCCTACGGGAATATCCAGAAAGGCCACATGACGCAGATCCTGTCGGGCCTGAAGGCGATGAAGCTATCGGGCTCCAACAATGCGGCGACTGATAGCCGTCGCTCCCTGCGCAAGGGGCACGCGGTGGCGTTCTTCGTGATTAAGCGCGGCAAGACCCCCATCGGCATTGCCGAGCGGCGTGGTAAGAGCGTGGCAATGGTGCTCGCCTTCGTGCGCCAACCGCAGTACCGCGAGCGCTTCAAGTTCCATGACGTGGTGCGCCGGGTCGCAGAGAACGACGCGCAGCTCGAAGCCAACATCGACAAGGCCATCACTGATGCCCTGGCCGGTCGGCTGCCCAGCCTGCCGAGCCGGCGGCGGCGCTGACGCCAGTAACGTGCCACAAGACAGGCCCGGGGCCCCTGGGCCGGCGAGGGTGGCAAGGGTAATTCGAGCCCCGCTTTCGCGCTAGTGGCTGGGGTTAAAGGTTAGTGAAATTTCACCCCTAGCGGTGAAATCCGGCTGTTCAGGTGAAATATGGAACATGTCCTGTATCTGAGCAAAAGCGCATTTGCCGCGCACCGTGGGGTTTCGCCGGGATACGTAACCAAGCTCAGGGATCAAGGGCGCTTGGTGATGGCTCCCGACGGAAAGCGCGTGGATGTCGCGGCTACTGAAGCGTTACTGGAGAGCACCGCCGACCCCAGCAAGGCCGCTGTAGCCGACCGACATCAGCAGGCAAGGATTGAGAAAGGTGTCTACACACATTTGAATCCAGCTGCAGCCCCACCGGCCTCGCTGTCAGTTGGTGCCGACTTCCAAAAGGCAAAGGCACACCACCAATTCTTCCTGGCCAAGCTGACAGAGGATGAATTTCTGAAACGACGAGGCGAGCTGGTCGAGCGTAAGGCCGTGGACCTTGCTGCCTTCAACACCGCCCGAACGCTGCGCGATCTGATCCTTGGCCTGCCGCCGAAAGTGGCTGGTGAGCTGATCGCGATAACCGACACCTGGGAAATGGAACGGCGCCTGACCGAGCTGCTGCGCAGCGTCCTGGAGGATGCCGCCAGCCTGGTGCAGCTGGATGCCGAGCTGGAACAGGGGGCGAAGGAGCCGAACTAGCCATGCAACACGCGTATGCCGACGGTGCCGCCACGTACCGTGCGGCATACCTGCGGGGCCTGCACCTGGACCCCGAACTCTGGATCGACCAGTGGGCTGACGAATACCAGCGGATCCCGAAGGACACTGGCGCCGCTGAGCCTGGCAAGTACCACACCGACCGCACGCCATTCGCCCGCGAGCCGATGCGCTGCCTGTCGCCATTGCACCCCTGCAAGCGCGTGGTGACGATGGTCGCCTCGCAGATGATGAAGACGCAGATCGCGCTCAACTGGATCGGCGGCAACATCCACATGGCGCCTGCGAACATTCTGGCGCTGTTGCCCAGCGAGAAGCTGGCGCGTCGGGTCTCCAGCCGGATTGACAAGACGATCAAGGCTGTACCGGAACTGGGCAAGCGCGTCGCCAAGCCGCGTTCGCGTGATGCCCGCAACACGCTGGACACCAAGGAATTCGAAGGCGGCACGCTCTACTGCACCACCGCAGGCTCCGCTGCCAACCTGGCAGAGCTGGCTGCGCGTTACATCTACGGCGACGAGATCGACCGTTGGGACGTCGATGTAGACAGCGAAGGTGATCCCATCGAGCTGGCCGAGGCCCGCGGCACCACGTTCGGGCGCAAGGCGAAGTTCTACTTCTCCAGCTCGCCGACGATCAAGGGCGCCTCTCGCATCGACGACCTGTACGAAGCCAGTGACAAGCGCCGCTACTTTGTGCCGTGTCCGCACTGCGGGCAGCACCAGGTATTGGACTGGGCCAACCTCAAGTGGACGGACGACTACAAACGAGTCGACTACCTGTGCGGCAATCCGGCCTGTGGTGCGCTGATCGAAGAGCACCACAAAACGGCCATGCTGCTGGCCGGCGAGTGGCGTGCAACGGCGCAGGGGGACGGCGAAACGGTGGGCTTCCACCTGAATGCCCTGTACTCGCCACTGGGCTGGCTCTCGTGGCAGAGCCTGGCCAAGCAGTACGACAAGGCCAAGCAAGCTGCCGACCGTGGCGATAACGAGCCCATGCAGGTGTTCTACAACACCCGGCTGGCGCTGGTGTGGGACGCCGCCCAGGAGATGACCAAGGCCAGCGAGCTTCAGGCCCGCGCCGAAGACTACAGACTTGGCACGGTGCCGCCTGGTGCGTTGATCCTCACCGCCGCCGTCGACGTGCAGCACAACCGCCTTGAACTGCTGGTGATCGGCTGGGGCGAAGGGCTGGAGCGCTGGGTGGTCGACTTCGCAGTGGTGCCGGGCGACCCGGCTGACCCACGCACCTGGCAGGCCCTGGACGAGCAGCTCAAGCGACGGTACCGCCACGCATCAGGTGTCGAAATGGCCATCTGCGCCACGGCCATCGACTCTGGCGGTCACCACACCGACGAGGTCTACCAGTTCACCCGCCTGCGCCGCTGGCGCAATGTGTTCGCAGTGAAGGGGGCCAGCAAGCCCGGCCGGCCGGTTCTGGCTCAGCGCCCGTCGAAGGTCGACGTAAAGCACAACGGCCAGACCGAGAAACAGGGCGCCGAGCTTTGGATCATCGGTACCGACACGGCGAAGGACTGGATTTACAACCGCTACCCGTTCGCCGACGGCCCCGGCGCGCTGCACTTCTCGAACGACCTGCCTGAGGAGTTCTACGACCAGGCCGTGGCTGAGCGGAAAATCACCCAGTATGTGAAGGGCTACAAGCGCACCGTCTGGGTCAAGGGTAAGGCCGAGCGCAATGAAGTGCTCGACCTGCTTGTTTACAACCAGGCAGCCGCGCAGTTCCTGGGCCTTCACCGGTACCACGAAGCCGAGTGGAGCAAGCTGCGGGGCGCGGTCAGCCAAGGCAGCCTGTTCGCCCAAGCGGCGCCCGATACGGCTCGAGCGGTTCCTGAGCCCGAATCACGCACAACCCCAACGGCGGTCAGTCCGCAGGCGCCAACGACAACCGCGCGCCGGGTATCCCGCAGCTCCTACCTGAAACGATGACACGAGGGCGCCCCATGGCAAGCGCACAACAGCGCCTGGATGAAGTCCGGGCGTCGATCAAGGAACTGCTAGAAAAAGGTCAGAGCGTCAGCAAGGGAGATCGTCGTCTGGATCGTGCATCGCTCGCCAGCCTGCGCATGCTCGAGGAGCAGTATGCCGTCGAGGCCGCACGGGAATCCCGCGACGGCCGGCCCCGGCAGATTCGGCTCTACAGCCGTGGCAAGGGGGCGTGATGGGCTATCGAATCCGTGCCAAGTCACCCCGCCTGCAGGTGGTCAACAGCTACGAGGGCGCCGGCAATGGTCGCCGCGCTCAGGGTTGGGACGCACCGGAGGCAGCGCTCAACGCAGTCGCCATTCCAGCGCTGCCAGCGCTGCGCAAGCGCTCCAAGGCTGCGGTGCGCAACAACCCCTGGGCCGCTAGCGGAATCTCCAAGCGTGTCAGCAGCCTTATTGGTACTGGCATCACCCCCCGAGCCCAAATCAAGGACCCGGCGCTGCGCAGCGCCATCAACGAGCTCTGGAGCGACTGGACCGACGAGTCGGATGCCGACAATCTGACCGACTTCTACGGCCAGCAAAGCGTCATCGCGCGGATGGTCGAAGAGTCTGGCGAGTGCTTCGTCAGGCTGCGCTACCGCAAGCCGGAGGATGGCCTGGCGGTGCCGTTGCAGTTGCAGATCCTGCCGCCTGAGTTCGTCCCGCTGGACCGCAACTTCGTTACCCGCAAGGGCAACGTGGTCCGGGCTGGCATCGAGTTCGACCAGGTCGGGCGCCGCGTGGCGTACTGGATGTGGAAGAACCACCCCGGCGATGCGCGGGCCATCGGAACCACTTACAACGCACTGCATCGCATCCCGGCAACCGAGGTGCTGCATATCTTCGAGCCCCTCGAAGGTGGTCAGCTCCGTGGCATCCCGCGTCTGGCGCCGGTACTGCTGCGGCTCAAGTCGCTCGACAACTACGACGACGCGGTGCTCTTCCGTCAGGAAGTGGCCAATCTCTTCGCCGGCTTCATCACCAAGCCTCGCCCGGACGGCCCGCCTACTGTCGACCCGGTTACGGGTCAGCCCTTCACCACCGACACCGACGGCACCCCGATGGTGGCGATGGAACCGGGCACCATGCAGGAGCTGCTCGAAGGCGAGGAAGTCGTGTTCTCCGACCCGCCCTCAGCGGGTGATACCTACGTCGACTTCATGCGGCAACAGCTCATGGCCGCTGCGGCCGGTATCGAGCTGCCCTGCGAGCTGCTGACCGGCGATATGGCGGATATCAGCGACCGCGTCCTGCGCGTGCTGTTGAACGAGTTCCGCCGCCGCATCGAGCAGCTGCAGTTCGGTGTGTACGTGTTCCAGCTGTGCCGTCCGGTGCGGGCTGCATGGCTCGACGCTGCGTGGTTGTCCGGTGCCATCGCGTTGCCGGACTACCAGGCGAAGCGCCGCGACTATCTGCGCACCCGCTGGGTACCGCAAGGCTGGGCTTACATGCACCCCGTGCAGGACGTGCAGGGCAAGCTGCTCGAGATCAAGGGAGGCCTGGCCAGCCGCAGTGAACACGCACTGCGAAGCGGCTACGACGCAGAGGTCATTGACCAGGAAAACGCCGACGACAACGCCCGGGCCCAGACGCTCGGCCTCGACTACACCACCGACACGGCCGCGCTGGCGGGCGATAAAGAGGAAACCCGATGATGAAAATGACCAACCGCCTCGCGCTGGCGGTCATGCTGGGTGGCTTGGGAATCAGCACCCTGGAACAGCCGCGTATCTTCAACCGTGCCGAAGGCGCGCCGCAGCTCAACGCCGAACACTGGTACAGCATCCAGTCCGCCGGCGAGGAGGGTGGCAAGCCGATCGAGGTCTACATCTATGGCGAGATCGGCTTCTGGGGCGTGACCTCGGGAGATTTCATCCGCGACCTCAAGGAAGTGGACGACGGCGTCTCGCAGGTTCTGGTGCATTTCGACACCGTCGGTGGAGACCTCTTCGACGGCATCGCCATCCACAACGCGCTGAGAGCGCTGGGCGAACGTTGCACCGGCCAGATCGATGGCGCGTGCTTCAGTGCTGGAAGCGTGGCGGTGTGCGGCGCGCACCGCGTGACCATGGCGGACAACGCCATGTTCATGATCCATAACCCCTGGACTTTCATGGCCGGTGACAGCGATGAGCTGCGCAAGATGGCCGACATGATGGACAAGGCTTTCGAAGGCATCGTTGCCAGCTACCAGCATCGGGCGTTGAACATCGATGACGGCGAGCTGCGCCGCATGATCAACGACACCACCTGGCTGACTGCCAGCGAGGCGAAGGCCCATGGTTTCGTCGATGAAGTCTTTGGTGAGGCGGAGCCCCTGGTGAACAACGCACCGCTCGGCAAAATCCTTAATCGCTACCGCAACGTGCCAGAGGCCGCGCTGCGCCTGGTGGGCGAAGTAGACCAGCCCCCCGAGCCCGAGCCACAACCTGAGCCAACGCCCGAGCCGGAACCGACCCCGGAACCCGAGCCGCAACCCCAGACACCGGAAGCTGCGGAGCTGGCCGCAAAGCTTGCGGCGGACTGCGCGCAAGCGGGCTTGAGCAACTGCGTCAGCTACTTGATTCGTGCCAGCGCGCTGGCCAGCAGCGAGGCTGTGCAAGCTCATTTCAACCGCGCCAAGGATGTTCGCGCCGCCTGCCTGGTAGCCAAGCTCCCGGACGAAGCCCAGGCCCTGATCGAGGCCGGCTTAACCGGCGAACAGGCCAAGGCGAAGCTGTTCGAGAAGCTGGCCAACAAAAGCGGCCAGGTGGAAATCAGCAACCTGCCACCGCTGGATGATGGCCCCCAAGCCAGCGCGAACCAACCCCCGGCGCCGAGTGAGGTCTACGCCCGACGTCGCAACCAAGCCTCGAAAGGAGGAAAACAAGCATGACCATCAAAACCGAAGGCGTGTACGCCGGCGAGTTCCTCCTTTCGGAGGCCAACGGCACCCGCAGCCGCGAGGAGGTGGTCATCGCCGCCGGCTCCGGCATCCTCAAGGCTGGCACGCTGATCGCTCTGATCACCGCCACCAACGCATTGACCCCAGCGGCCGATGCCGGCAACACCGGTAACGGCACTGTCGGTTCGGTGACCGTGACCAGTGCGGCCATCAGCGGCGCCTACAGCCTCACCATCACCGAGGCGGCTGCCAACGGCGGCAAGTTCGAGCTGGTCGACCCGACCGGCGCCGTGGTGGGCAATGGCAACGTCGGGCAAGCATTCACCGGTGGTGGCCTGACCTTCACCCTCAGCGATGGCTCCACCGACTTCGCGGTCGGTGACAGCTTCACCCTTACCGTGCTGGCCAACATGGGCGAGTACACCGCCTATGACGACGACGGCACCGACGACGGTCGCCGGGCCGCCAGCGGCATTGTGTTCGCCTCGGTGGACGCCTCGGTGAACGATGTTCGCGCCGTCGGCGTGATGCGTGACGCCGAGGTGATCGAGCGCCTGCTCACTGGCCTGGACACCAACGGCCGCGCTGACCTGCTGGCCAAGGGAATCATCATCCGCCCCTGATCGCCCACCGCAGTAACCCAACACCCCAAAGCCCCGCGACCGCGGGGCTCGGCATTTTTAGGAGCCCAACATGGCCGAAATCACCATTTTTCAGGACGAGGCGTTCGGCGTCGACGCGCTGCTCACCGTCATCAACGAAGACCACGTATTGCCGGGGCAGATCGCTGCCGCCGGCTTGTTCGAGGAGCAAGGCGTCCCCGGCACCGTCGTACAGATCGAAAAGGACGGCATGACCCTCGCGCTGGTAAAGGCAGCTGCACGTGGCGCACCCGGTCAGGCAGTGACAGGCGATAAGCGCTCGCTGATTCCGTTCAACACCGTGCACCTGCCGCAGAGCTTCCAGATTCTGGCGGACGAGATCCAGGGCATTCGCGCTGTCGGTAGCCTCACCGAGCTGATGCAGGTGCAGGCCTACGTCGCGCGCCGTATCGAGAAGGCCCGCCGCCAGCTCGACCTCACCCATGAGTTCCAGCGTATCGGGGCCATCATGGGCAAGGTGGTGGACGCGGATGGCCAAAGCGTTCTGTTCGACATCTTCCAGCGCTTCGATATCAAGCGTCCGAAAGCCTTCAGCATGGAGCTGAACAACGATGACACGGACGTGAGTGGCAAGTGCGTCGAGGTGCTGGACGCGCAAGAAGACGCCCTCGGCGCCGTCACCAGTACCGGTGCCCATGCGTACTGCGGCAAGGAGTACTGGAAGAAATTCATTGCCCACCCGAAAGTCCGCGAGCCTTACCTGGGTTGGCAAGCCGCTCAGGCTCTCATGGGGGACCGCCGGCAGCCGTTCGAGTTTGGCGGTATCACCTGGGAGCGTTACAAGGGCCAGTTGGGAGGCTCTGCCTTCGTCCCCGCAGACCGCGCTTTCGTGGTGCCGACCGGTGTGCCGGAGCTGTTCATCAGCGCCTTCGCACCGGCCGACTATACCGAAACGGTCAACACCGAGGGCATGCCGTACTACGCCAAGCTGGAGCGCATGAAGTTCGATAAGGGTGTAGAGGGCGAGGCGCAGTCCAACCCGCTGCACCTGTGCACTCGGCCGGCCTCCGTCCGCGAGCTGACCATCTGACCATGGCCGGCTTCGGTGAATGCATCGCTGCGCTCGACGATGCAGTGATGGACAGCCTCAGCGACGGCACCGCCACGTACCTGAGCCGCTCCGGCCAGGTACTGGCGGAAAGTGTGCCAGTGATCGTCGAGAAAGATCTCGAGCGTTTTGGCGAGGGTGGGGTGGTAGATCGGGTGCGGACGCACGAAGTGCAGAAGCGCTACCTGCAACCGTTCGACCGCCAAGGCGCTTTCGTCATGGACGGCAAGACCTGGCACATCGACGGCATCGAGCGTGATGACGGCCACATGATCACCCTCTACGTGGTGCCCTGACATGACCCAACCCATCGACATGCAGTCGGCGATATTCGCCGAGCTGAAGGCCTTGCTCGCACAGGTGCCGAGCTTCGGCGCTGAGGTGATCGAGGATGACGTGCTGCGCGTGATCGATGCCGACGACGACGGGCTGCCGGATGACTTGATCATCCTGCAGCCCGGCACGACTGAGGAAGTCGAGCGGCAGGCATCGAACAGCGTGCGCGAGCGACTCACCGTCAACATCACCCTGATGACCCGGCGGCGCGATTACCTCGCCGCGCTACGTGCAGGGCGCCTGGCCGTGAAGATACAGCTCGCAGGCACCAAGCTCGGCCTCAAGCAACAGGGCGTGCAGCAGGGCGCCTTCCAACCCGAAACCCCCATGGCGCCGCGCAACGGCCGGCGTTGGGCTGCCCAGGTGATGCCGGTTCAGATCCCCTACGTGCAGCCCCTTAAGTGAGGAACAAGCAATGCCCAAGATCAACGTCGCCAAACCCTTCAACTACCAGAAGGGCGGCAAGGTGCAGTTCTTCAAAAAGGGCGAACAGGACGTGGACGCCGATGTAGCCGCGCACGCCGCCCAGCGCGGCTATCTGGTCGGTGCGAAGGCTAAGGCCGGCGCCGCTGAGCCAGAAGCAAAGCCGGCCGCTGAGCCCAAGTAAACACCCCTCCCGCAAAACCCACGATCACTAGGAAAGTCCCATGACTCAGATCGACCGTTCGTTCATTGGCGAGGGCATTCCCTATGCGCGCGCCTATCAGACGCAGGATCCGCTGATCGATGTCGGCAACTGCGATGCCTTCAACATCAGTTTTACTTCCAACCGGCAGACGCTGCCGAACTACCGCGGTGGTGGCGGTAACCGCAACGTGCGCTATCAGGTGACCGATGTCGCGGCAAGCATTGGCATGTTCGACATGACAGCCACCAACTTGGCGCGCGTGACGCGCTCCACCGTAAAGGCCGTGGCGGCTGGCACCGTTACCGATGAGCTGCGCATCAGCGCAGGCGTCGAGGGAGAGCTGATTCCGCTCAAGCACCTGCCAGACCTGAGCCAGCCCGTCACCGTCAAGACAGCGGGTGACACCGCCTTGGAAGCCGGTAAAGACTACCTGCTCACCCCACATGGTCTGATCGTCACTGCTGGCAGCAACATCGACGATACCGGCGTGAAGATCTCCTACACCAAGCTCAAGTCCAGCGCGGTACAACTGCTCAACGGCAGCCAGGTGGAGCTGGAGATGTTCATCGCCGGCCTAAACGATGCGCAGAGCGGCGAGCCGTATACGCTGCATCTGAAGCGCGTGAAGTTCGGCCTGCTCAGCGAGCTGCCAGTGTTCGGCCAGGAATACCTGCGCCTGGAAGGCCCCGCCGAGCTGCTTGCCGATCCTTTGGTCACCGCAACCGACCTGTCCAAGTTCTGCGAGATGAACCTGGTGGATAAGGCGGCTTGATGCAGCAGGGCCACGGATGGCCTTTCAGTCGTTCCAGTCGCGCACAATATAGAGCGCGTGGGCGCCATTCCTGGGGAAAGGGTCGTACTCGAAGCGAAGGGTGGAGTCGTTGGCGCCGACCCAAAAGGTTGCCTTGCCCGATATCTTGGTGCTGTCCTTCGCGAGGTCTGAGATATAGACGCTGGCTTTCGCTGCCAACTCCGAATAGCGCTCCTTGATGGCCTGCTCGATCTCTCGCTGCAATTCCAGGGGGATGTGTTGGTGCTTTGCCATGGCTGCTCCTTAGCGGGTGGCTATTTGTCTTCTTCGCGGCGATGGATGCGGCGCTCGGGTTTCATGGCGGGCTTTACAGTGGTCGGAGCCGTGAGGTCTGGGTCATAGTCCGGGCCGGTGTTTTCCCCTGCCAGCTCTCTCATGCGCTTTGCTGTCCACTCGGCCTCATCCATGCCCAGCGGCCTGGACTGCTTGCGCAGGGGCCGCTTGGCGGTGGGGGATGGGGTGTCGCCGCGTTTTTCGAATTCAACGCCGGCAGCCTTGACAGTTCTGCCCTTACTGGCGTGGGGGAGCTCCTCCCCGGAGATGTAGCGCTCGACCTCCTGGCGTATCAGGTCGATCTGATTGGTGTACATCTTGAGCGTGCTGAGGCTGGTGCGTATCCGTTCCTCTGGCGTCTGCTCGGCTTCACGCTCGTCCTGAATGTCCTTGAACAGATTCTGCAGGTTGTAGATGGCCGTCAGCTGCTCGACGATCTCCGCGTTCATTGAGCGGTTGTTTTCTTTGGCTGAGGCTTCGATCTGAGCTTTGAGCTCGGGAGGGAAGCGCAGCTTCATCTGGGGGTCTGTCTGTTTCATCTGCGCAATCTAGGACCAAATAGGTTCTTGACGCAATAAACCTAATAGGTTTATCGTCGCCGTGAACCTAATAGGTGCATGGAGGTTGTTGTGAAGCGTAGCGATCCACAAATGAAGATTCGGCTTCCGAAGGCTTTGAAGGATTGGATTGAAGATAAGGCCGCCGAGAACGTCCGCAGCCAGACGGCGGAAATAGTGTTTCGGCTTGAGCAGGCACGGAAACTCGAGCAGGAGGCAGCGTGACGCTGAAAAAGAAAAGCCCCGGCATTGCGGGCCAGGGCTTCGGTGTAAATCATTTCGAGGCGATTCACATGGGAAATATTACGGCGGTACAAGGCGGTTCGCAACAATTGGTGCGTGTATTCGATGGTGTGATCGGTGGTGCGTCGGTACAGGCGTGCGATGGGCGTGAGTTGCATGCGTTCCTGAAAAACGGCAAGCAGTTCGCGGACTGGATCAAGCATCGCATCAGCCAGTATGGATTTGAGGAAAATCAGGACTTCGTGAGTTTTTCACCCAAAAGTGAAAAACCCCAAGGGGGCCGCCGCAGCATCGAATTTCACCTCACCCTCGACATGGCCAAAGAGCTGTCGATGGTGGAGAACAACGAGCAAGGCCGAATGGCTCGCCGTTACTTCATTGACATGGAGCGCAAGGCGCTGAGCCAGGCGGCTCTGCCAGCGCCAGAGCAGTTCGAGCGCGTCACCCACGCCTTCCGGGGTTCGCGTGTGGAGTTTCTGGTTGATGGCCGAAAGGTCTGGGTCAAAGCCAGTTGCATCACCACGGTGCTGGGCCTAGGCAGCTCTGAGCGCATCACCCGCAGCCTGGCCGATGACCGCAAGGTCTACCGCATGCGCGGGCAGCAAAAGCATGTGTTCATCGATCCGGCTGCTGCCTTGCGTGCTGCTGGCTACGTGCGCGAGCTAGAGAAGGCCAAGGCCTGGGAAGAATGGCTGACCGGCGTGCTGAAAACCTTCGACAACGGTGTACAGAAGGCAGCGCTGGCCGAAGCGCTGGTGCCGGGGCATACGCCGGTGGAGCGCTACGGACTGGAGCAACTGCTCGATACCAAAATGCTGTTCAGCCTGGACGAACAGGGCCGGGCGCAGGTTAAGCCGATCCCGCCAGGTGCAATGATCGTCACGCCGGAGCGGCTGGCGGATGTACTGCGTGACCCGTTCGCGGTGCCGGTGGAGTACCTGCCGAACCTAATTCAGGTTATCGCCGGCCGCATGGGCGCTGTACTGCAGAACACGTTGCCCAGCCGATAGCACGCCCTGAATTGCCGATAACCCAGCCAGGTGCTGGGTTTCGGTGCTGGTGTTGTGATGATAGATTCCCTCCATGTTTTAGGGAGGGAATCCGATGCGAAAACTGCTCGCTGTCCTGGCGGCCTTGCCTTTAATTGCAAGTGCTGCAGCTGTGAACAAGTGCGTTGCACCTAATGGCAAGATTCTTTTCACTCAGGGGGCGTGCCCAACAGGGCATGCGGGGGAGGAAGTAGCCATTAGGCTGGCCAACGGCATGAACAACTCGGCCAATGAGCGACGTGGCCCGCCCGCTGACAAGTATGTGCAGCCACTCGATCTGAGCGGAGATGTACGGCAGCAGGTCAGGAAGATTAAGGCTGTAGTGGATATTGGCCGGATCAAGGCACGTGAATGTGATTGGGATTTGAAAGTTCACAAGAGTCCAATGAAGTGCATGGATCTGTTGGCGTATTTGGTTGAAGGGTCTACCTACAATCAAGCCATGGAGCGAGCTGCCAGCTTTACGCCTGATGAAATCGCCCAAGTTAAGCCTGAGCTTCAAAGCATACTGAGGGCTGTAGACGATATTCTGGAAGCCAAAGAACTTGCTTTGGCGTACGCAAATACACCCTGACAATAGACAACCTGAAAACCCGCTTCGGCGGGTTTTTTATTGCCCGGAGAAAAGCATGGCCAGCCTGAAAGAGCGCCTGATTCAGTTCGTGCTGCGTGGAAAGGACGAGCTTTCGCCGGCTGCGAAAAGGTCCGAGGAGGCGCTGAACAGCCTCAAGGAAGTGAGCGAGCAGCTCGGCCAGGCCTTGGACAATGCCAAGGAAGCCCAGGGCCTGGCCAAGGCGCTGGAGCAAACCCAGCGCGCCGTCGAGGTGGCAAAGCGCAACCTGGGCGATGCAGAAAAGCAGGTGACTGACCTGCGCGATGCGCTGAGCAAAACTCCGGAAGCGACTGGGCTGCAGCAGTCGCTGAAGGATGCGGAGCGCGAAGCCAGCCGCAGCCGCCGGCAACTGAATGCCCTGACCCAGCAGTTGGCCGATGCCGAGAAGGCGGCGAAGGCTGCCGGTGTGAATACCGATGGCCTGAGCGATGAACAACAGCGCCTGGCTGGCGAGGTGGACAAGGCACGCAAGGCGCTGGATGAGAACAACGGCAAGCTGAAAGAGGCCAAGCGCGAGCAGGCTGCGGCATCGAGGGCTACGGCTGAACATGCGGCTCGGCAGGGCGCCGTGAGCCAAGCGATCGAAAGTGGCACAAAACGGGTCGTAGCTTTTGCCGCTGCTTACATCTCCCTTAATGCAGTTATGGGCTTAGTCAGGACGGGGCTCTCGCTTGTATCGCAGGGTATCCGTTCGGTCGCCTCTGCAGGTTCAGAGGAGCAGCAGGCGCTGACCCAGTTGGAAGCTGCGCTGGCTTCGACGGGGCGCCAAGCTGAGTTCACCACCGGCCAACTGCAGGCTATGGCTGATGAGCTTGAAGACGGCTCGATGCGAACGGCTGAAGAGATCCAGTCCGCCCAGGCCAGGCTCCTATCGTATACGGATGTGGCGGCGAAAGAGTTCCCGCGGGCGATGCAGATCGTGGTCGATCAGCAGCAGCGACTCGGGATCAGCATCGAGCAGTCTGCCGAAATAGTTGGTCGCGCTCTGCAGTCGCCGTCACAGGCCATGGCGGCGTTGGGCCGCCAGGGTTTCAAATTGGAGGATGATCAGAAACGCCTGCTGAAACAGCTTGAGGCCACCGGCAAGACAGCCGAAGCCCAGGCCATCATCATGGACATGTTGGCCGAGGCCTATGGTGGCTCGGCAGCTGCGGCCAAGATGGGAACATTTTCAGGTTTGTTGAAGACCATCGACAAGCAGGTGGGGGACTTCACCAAGCGGGTGAAGAATGCCGGGGCGTTTGAATTCATGCAGCGCAAGCTGCTTGAAGTGGCTGACACCCTTGATGAAATGGCGAACGACGGGCGTCTCGACCGACTGGCAGAAGCTCTCAGCAAAGCATTCATTGATGCTTCTGAGCGAGCAGAAGAGTTTGCAAAAAAACTGCTTGAAATCGATTTCAGCACAGTCACTGACGACGCAAGTCGCTGGCTGAGTGACTTTGGTGACAAGCTCGACACTGCTGCACGCTGGGTAACTGTAATAACGGCGCCGGTTCGCGCGCTTATCAATATCGTTACAGGTGGAATTGCGGCTATTGGTGTTGCTTCGGGAGCTGTCTTTGGCGCTTCGTTTACGGTCCTGTCCAAGATTGCGCGTCTAATTCCCGAGGCTTTCGGGGGTGATGTGCTGGTCGCAGGCCTTGAGCGAGCGCGTGACTTCGCTTTCGGCGTCATGCGTACCATGGCAGATCAGGTCGCCCAGGATGGCCGCGATATCGCCGCCACCTGGGACAGCGTGGCTGAAGCGGCAGAGGGCAGCGCAGACCGCCAGGCCAAGGCGGCAGCGAAGGCCGCCGAGGACACCCGCAAATCGATGCAGAAGACGGGCGAGGATATTGCCTCGTTCTTCCGCGCGAACATCACCACGCTCGAGCAGGCGCTGGCGGCGATCAGTTTTTCCGAAACAGCGGCGGATCTCGCTGAGATCGAAAAGGCACTGGCTGACTCCAAGCTGACCACCGAAGAGCTTGGCTCGGCCATGGAAGCGCTGGGGCAGAAACGCGGTTTCGTTACCGTCGCCGATGACGCCAAGCGCACCACCACGGAACTGGAGCAACTGCGCAAGGAACAGGCTCGGCTAAAGGCTGAGTACGACGCTGGCAACATCACCTTGCAGCAGTGGCAGGACGGCCACAACGCGGCGGCTGAAGCCATCCGCAAGCTGGAGAGCGAAAGCGCAAAGGCGACGGGTACCATCAAGGCTGTAGGCCGGGAACTCAAGTCGCTCACCGACGTACAGCGCGCCATCAGCGATGCCAAGACAGATCGCGATATCGCCGCTATCCGCACGGCGCTGCAGGGCCTGTATAACACCGGCCAGGTGACGGCAGCTCAGTACAACGCCGAGCTATCCAAGCTCAACGCGCGCCAAAAGGAACTGACCCAGGCCCTGCAGGGCAGCAAGAAAGCCCAGGACGATAAGAACAAGTCCGACCAGCAGGCCATCGTCACCAGCGAGCAGCTGCGCCGTGAGAGCGGCAAACGCATGGAAGCTGAACGCCAAGCCGGTGACGAAGCGATGCAGCGTCGCCGGAAGGAATCCAGCGACGCGAAGCGCGACATGTCCGCCATGGAGGGGTTCTTCTCCGGTGTGGTCAGCCGTGCGCGGGAGCCGCTTGCTGCGATGAGCGCAGCGGCGCTGGAGTTCTACGACCGGTTGAGAGGCATCAACAGTGTGGATGTTTCCATCGACACGTCGAGCCTTGATGCAACCCGCGCCTCGCTGGCCCAGGTCACCGCGCAGTTGGAGGAGTTACAGCGCGCTTCAGCCAATCCGATGATGAGCAGTCTTGGACGCTGGGCGCTGGAAACCCAGCAGGCCAGCCTGCAGGCCCAGCAGGCCTTCCTCGGCCAGAAATCCGCGCTGCAATCGCTCATGGGTGATTACGAACGCGGAACGCTGACGGCTCGCGAATTTGTACGTTCAGCCAACTCGATGCGCCGGGCAATGAGCCTGCTCGATGACTCTGATCTGAGCAGCCTCGAGTCTGCGATTGCTGCCGCCGAGCAGCGTATGCAACAGATGGGCGACTCGACCCGCAGCACCCTCGACTCTCTGCAGGATGAGCTGGACAACCTGCAGGGGCGCACCGAGGACATCGAGCGTCGTCGCTTCGCCAGTCGGCGTCGCGAACTGGAGGCGCAGCTGGCCGAGGCCAATGCCCAAGGTGACAGCCAGGCAGTGGCCAACGCCTCGCGCGCCCTCGGGATGCTCCGGCAGATCGAGGCCGAATCAGCGCAGCAGCGCCAACGTGAAGAGCAGCAGAAGCGCATCGAGGCGCAACAGGCCGAGAAGCCAGCTGGATCGGAGCAACCGCAGGCGCCGAGCAAGGTCATTCGCCTGGAAGTGCCTGGCCGGCAGCCGGTTGATGTGGCGGTGAGTAGCGATACCGACGAAACCAACCTGCTCGGGATTCTGGAGCAGGCCGGCTTGAGGGCCCTGTAATGCAATTGACCCTGGACGGCATCGACCTGGCGGATAACCCCGACCTGGGCGGCGAGCAGATGGAGTGGGTCGACGAGTGGGACTGGAACGCCGTCGAGCAGGAGCAAGAGCGTAGCCTGAGTGGTGCCTTGATCATTCAGGAAGGGCTCAAGCTCTACGGCCGGCCGATCACACTCAGCAGCAACGGCGGCGCATGGTTCACGCTCGCGAAGATCCGCGAACTCGAAGCCGCTGCTGCTGCAGCTGCAGCAGTGCACCTGCTGACGTTGCCGACCGGCGCACAGCACTACGTGACTTGGAATCGCGCGGCCGGGCCGGCAGTGCAGGCCCGCCCGATTCACCGCACCGTCAACCCTGGCCCAGACTGGTTATACGAGCTGACGTTGCGCCTGATCACGGTGGCGCCACCGCCCATCCCGGACCCCAACCTTGAACCCTGACCAGCCCGCTACGCGCGGGCTTTTTGTTGCCTGGAGATTGATGGCATGACGATCAACGTCACCGATGTGAAGCTGCTCAAGAGCCAGCGCCTGACGGATGAAGACGATGGCGGTGGCCGTGCGACCGGCAACGCCGTGGTTGATGGTGAAGTAAACAACGTGTTCCCCGACATCAGCCGTCTGGACCGCACCACTGGCCGCATCAACCTGCGCAAGCTGTTCGGCGGGCCTATGACGCAGAACGCCGATGCTTACCTGGGTGCACATGCGATCGTGACCGAGGCACCTGCAGATCCGCGCGTCAGCGTCTTGCTGTTCAACACCCGCAGCCACACTGATGAGCGCCGCGATGCGCGCAACGCCATCGAAAGCTATGTGGCTGCGGCGACGACGGCACAGTTCGAGCTGCTGGGTACCCAGCTGGCCGGGCAGCGCGCCATTGCCTGTGTGCAGCGCGAAGAGCAGCGCGTGCCCGAAGTCGGTGACGTTTTCCAGCTGGTCAGCGCTGGCGCATCACAGTACGTGCGGCTGACTGGCGTGGACTCGCGTCTGGAGCAGTTCACCTACGATTACGGCAATGGCAACTTCGTGAACTTCACGCGCCGCCGTCTCGATCTTTCGATCAGTGCGCCGCTGCAGACCGAATACCCGGGTGGGCAGGTTACCCCTGCCGGCACGACCGCCACGTCATTGAGCGGCGCGGCCAAGGCGCGGGTGCTCAGCACTCAGGTGGCCGATGCGGCGCGTTACTACGGTATCAGCCCACTTGCAGAGGCTGTGTCCGCCGGTGCCTTGAACCTGCGTGTGCAGTCCGTATACAGCCAGCTTGTGCCGAGCACGACCAAAGAGGCCGCGCTCGTCGACGTGCTGGGCGGGTATCAGCGGCAGGTGTACCTGCCGGCCGGCCCGGCGCGCTCCGTAGCGTTGACGGTTGCGGCCGGTGCCGTCGCCGGCGAGTCGCGTACCTTCCTCGGTACCGGCTGCGCCCCGGGCACCCTCAGCATCACCGCCAATGGCGGTACGTTCGCAGACGACAACAAGGGCGGTTTGCGCTTCGTCAGCGGCAGCAACTGGATCAGCTCTGGTCGCATCGACTACCAGACCGGCGAGGTCACCCTGGTACGCACCGGCACGAGCTGGACCGGCTCTGCCACGGGCAGCTACCGACCAGGCGCTGCGGCGACGGGCGACACGGTAACCGGCGAGCTGGAGATCACTCTCGGCAACCGCGGCTACGTGTACACCCTGAACCTGTCCGGTGCGGTTCCACGCGCCGGGACGCTGTCGGTTTCGTATATGGCGCTGGGCAAATGGTATGAGCTGCGCGACTTCGGCGACGGCCTGCTGACCGGCGAAGGGGCGGGCACGATCAGCTTGGCCACGGGGTCGGTCTCGATCACCCTCAACGCGCTGCCGGATGTGGGTAGCTCGCTGATCTACAGCTACGTCAGCTCGGCCGACAATGCGGTGACCCAGCGCGCCGGCGGCAGCGTGGTGCCCAGGCTGGAAGTGCGCCACACCCTGCCGGGTGGCGGCATTCTGCCTGGCTCTGTCACGGTGACGTTCACCGCAGGTACCGCGCGGACGCTCACCGACAACGGGCAAGGCGTGCTCAGCGGCACGGGCGGGACCGGCACTATTGCCTACGCCACCGGCGAGATCGTGATGGAGCTTGCCGCAACCCCGTCAGGCGGGATCGGCTACACCTACAGCCAGGGCGCGGTGGGCAGTGTGCCGCTCAGCGTGAGCAGCGACGGCAGCGGCATGGCCACGTTCACCGTGCCGGGAGCGCCGCTCAAGCCTGGCTCGGTACGGGTCGACTGGATGACGACGCGTCGCCAAGCGGCGCCGGCGATCAACTGGCAGGTTATCGAAAGCGGTAACGCCTTGCCGGTCTACGATGGCCAGCGAGATCTCGCCAACAGCGCCAATGACAATGGCAGCGGTGGATGGCAGGGCGGGCGAGCCGGGACGATCAACTACACCACCGGCCAGGTGACGCTGCAGGCCGCTCAGCTGTACGACTACGTCGAGTACACCTACAGCAACCAGGCCAAGCCCGGCGTGTTCGGGCGTGGTACCGAGCCGGTGCTGATCACGACGCCCGTGCAAGTACGCGAGCAGTTCGGTGGGACACTTTCTGTCGCCGCGCAGCCGGCCAACGTCGCGACCGAGCCTCAAACTAGCAACCAGGCGTTGCCGCCTTTGTCGGTGGAGCTGTTGCCCGGCGTGGGTGAGTCCATCGTGCCCGGGTCGCTGCTGTTCAGCTGGAATGGCGCGCTGTACACCGATCGCAGCGGCATCCTTTACCGGGATGTGGCGAGCAATACCAACGGCGGCACCGCGGTCGGCAGTGTGGACTACGTGTCGGGCATCGCCGCGCTGAGCAGTTATCCAGGCAACGCGAGCGGTGCAGCGTCGCTGCTGGCATGCCTGACGGCATCGGCGGGCTTCAGTGTTACCGGGGCGACGTTCCGCACCCCGGGCGCTCCGCTGCGAGCTGGCAGTATGCAGATCACCGTCGTGCGTACGGACACGGCTGCGATCGTCACAGCCGCGGCGAACCTCAATGGCGAGTTCTCCACCGGCATCGTTCACGGCACGGTTGATACGGCAACCGGCATCGCCCGGCTGCGCTTCACCACCAACCCGGCCGACGAGACCGGGGCGAGTGACGTGCCGGTGATCCCGCTGCTGCTGCGCTACAACGCCGTCGTGCAGACGCGGTTGCCGCTGGATGCTGGCCTGCTCGGCCTCGATCCCGTGCGCCTGCCTGCAGACGGCCGGGTGCCAATCTATCGCGACGGCGATGTGGTGGTGATCCATCACACGGCGGAGACGGTCGTGAGCGCGCCTACCGCTGGCGGCACGCTTCAGCTTGCGCGGGCTCAACAGGAAAGCATCGAGGTAGTTGATGGGGCTGGCACCATGCTGCGCGCCGCTTCGTTCTCTGCCGATCGGGAGAACGGCACGGTGACGTGGAGCAACCCGCTCGTCCTGCAGGACGCCGAGGGCAATCCGGTTGGCTTGCCGCTGCTCGTACGCGATCGCGTAGAGCACATGGCGCTGGTGACCGAGGTGCAGATTACGGGAGAGCTTGGGATCAGCTCGCCGCTGCCTTGGGATCTTCCAGCGGGTGATGCGCAGGTATCGAGTGCGGTGGCGTGGGGCGATTTGCAGTCGCGGATTCATACCTGGTTCACCCAGCAGACCTGGAGCCAGGGCGCGCCGAACTGGACCAACGCGCCGGTGGGCAACACGACGACGGCTCAATACAACAGCCTGAGCTACCCGCCGATCATCACCAACGCCGGCGGGATCTCCGGCAAGTGGGCGCTGGTATTCACCAGTGCGACGGCCTTCAACGTGGTGGAAGAGCAGCTGGGCGTGATCAGCACCGGCAACACCGCTACCGACTGCGCCCCGATCAACGCGCTGACCGGACAACCCTACTTCACGATCCGTCGGGAAGGCTGGGGTAGCGGCTGGGCTGCAGGCAATGCGGTGCGCTTCAACACGGACTCGGCCCTGGGCCCGATGTGGTGCATCCGCACCGTGATCAGCGGGCAGGGCACGGTGGACGATGACCAGTTCGAACTGCAGGTGAGGGGGGACGCAGACTAATGGCCAGAATCTATCATCGGGACCAGGCCGGCGCGCCGGCCCTGACTTACAACTCGACCGTGGCGAGCGCTGAGCACTTCGCGGCCTTCAAGATGATCCTTAAGGCGTCATTGGTATCCGGATATGGGTCGATGCCTGCCGCGGGCTGGTCATTGGTGTACGAGTCCACGACCACTCTGATCCTGCGCCCAGGCACTCAGAGCGGCTATGTGTGCTTCGTTCGGGATACCTTGCTCACCGTAGTTACCGTATGGCTTGCCGCGACCTTTGCCGGCGTTGACGCTAGTGGAAAGATCATCGGCGATGGTGTTCGCAGCGGAGTGGCGGCTAACAGTGCAGTTCCGCACCGCTTCAGTGTACGGAGCCTTGTCGCTTACACCGCCACCACCACATGGGCCGTGGTTGCCGATGAAAGCGCGTTCGTGTTTTCCCCTAGTGCTGGCGGCAGTACGCTGCAAGAGGTGACGGGGGCCCAGGGCAATGGTTACGAAGCCGTGTCCTTGCTCTATTGTGGGGACGACTCTGCAGGCGACCTGATTTGCGTTGGTGGATCGAACGTTTCTAGCGCGACCTCTTCCACGAACCTGTCCGGTTTCAACTCATCAGGCTTCACCGCCCTGAAGTTCCCTCATACGGGGCTGCTGGTGGACACGGCAAGCATTGTGGTCGCAATGCCAGGCGCTCAGCCCAATAGCTCCAGCGCGTATAACGAATGGCCCGCCGGTAGCATGCTTCCCGAGGCTGCCCTCACGCCCTTGATATGGGTGTCGTCGGGGGTGGTGAGAAAGCTGAAGGGGTTGGCGGTCGATTGCCGTCTGCTCTTCGTCTACAACAGCCAGGTTTCGCAGGCGTTGGGCGGGCCAGTGTTAACCACGCGCAATATGAACAATGTGCTCAGTCTTGGAGATGGCCACGCATACGTGGTCGGACGCTCCTATTCAGCGACGACCATCAGCGCGTTGCTCACGACCAATCCGGAGTTCTGGTGATGACAGTAGCCGCGGTGGCGCATCTCGCTAGCGTGCCGGCATATAGCGAGGGGCCTCGCGTAGCGATCCGTCTAAGGCTGCTGAGGGACGGCGAGGTTACGTCGGGAGCCAAGACGGTCCGGGTTTACCGGGATTGGAAAAGCGCTGGGAAGCTCGAAATGGTTTTCCAGGCTGAGGCCGGGGAGTTCACCGCGGTACAACGGCTCGACCTGGCGGAGCTGCTGGCCCAGGGCGAATGGTTGGTATCCGGGGACGACCCGGCACCGCCACGGCGCACGCGTGCGTTGTATATGTCGTTCGGCGCATCGGGGACGTTCACCTACAACATCACCAGCGGTGAGGGTGGACAGCAAGGCGATCCGGCACAGGTGTCTGGCCTGGTCCGGGTCGAGCGGATGCCAGCCAATCGCGAAATCGTGTTAGTCGAGCGACCTGCAGATGGGGAGTGGCGGCTGGCGGGCCACGGTCCGACGCCGAATGGCAGCGGGGTTATTGACGTACGCGTGGTGGGCGGCGACGTGTACGCGTTGGGACTGGACGACTACGGTGTGGCATTCGTACCCGAGCTAGCCGTGCAGGTTGGCCAGCGCATCCGCCCGACGCGCTATGCCGGCTGGCTTTACGAGATTACCGAGGCAGGGCAGCTACCCGCTGTCGAGCCTGGTTGGTGGGCGGCGCAGGGCGACAACCCCTCACAGCCGCTGGGCACCGCTCGCGCTGTCGCTCGGCGCTACTTTCAGCCCATTGCGCATGGCCCCATTCCTGTCGAGGTGATCTGATGCTGAGCGTTTCCATCAGTGGCGCCTGGCGTCGCACTGCCGGCGCGGATCGGCGTGCATCGGCGCTGCCTTGGGACGTGCTGCAGCCGCTGAACCATACCGGTTCGGCCTGTTGGCGCATCGCTGGGCGAGCGGATCGGCGGGCGGCGGCAGTACCTTGGGCACGGGTGCCATTGCGGGATCTCGGCAGGGCAGGCGCCTGGCGAAACGCCCTAGCGCATGATCGTCCGACTGATGCCTTACCCTGGACGTGGATGCCGGTGCGCGATGCTGGCCTGTCGTCAGGATGGGATCGGAGCATTCGCGTCGCGGATGTGCGCCTGCGGCTGATCTACAACCCGAAGCCTGCCCGCACGGATGTGAGCGTTGCTGCCGGCCACCGCCGCGTCAACGAGTTCGGCCCGCGCTATAACGCCCAGACGGCCCTGGAGGACAGCCTCTACGTGCCTGGCAGCGGTGCGCTGGTCTTCGAGTTTGGCGGGCGCCCGTACTTTCCCAGCACCTCGCCGCAGGTCTTCTTCGACTTCCGCTATGAGCCGGCGGCGCCGCTCATCCAGCCGACCGACATGCGCACGGCTCGGGTGGGCTGGCAGTCGGCAACTCGCCTCAACCGCAGCGCGTGGATGCCATGGGGCAGGGCGCGGCAAGTCGACGGCGTGCTGACCGACATGCCCTATGTGGACTACCCAGGGCCGGTGAAACCGTTGCCGGAGCCGCCACCCGACCCCGAGATACTGGATACCTACATGATCGCGAACACCGTCAACCTGGTCGTTCTGCCCAGCCGCACGCCGATCGAGGCGAAGAACATCCGGGTCGGCCTCGATGCCGACTCGTTCAGCTGGTCGTTTAGCGCTGACATCTTCACCCAGGCTGCCCTCGACCTGGTGCGCCCGGACGCGGAGGGTGCGAAGACGGTCGAGCTGGATATCAACGGCTGGAAGTGGGTGCTGTTGGTTGAGCGCTACAGCCGGCAGCTGCGATTTCCGGCCGAGGCCTACAGCATCAGCGGTGCCACTCGGCCGCAACTACTGGCGGTGCCATACGCGCCGTTGCGCACAAGCCTGAACAGCGCCCCGATCAACGCTGCCCAGGCTGCCGAGGCCGAGCTGCTGAACACGGGTTTCACGCTCGACTGGCAGGCGACCGACTGGACGTTCCCGGCAGGCGCGCTCAGCTACCAAGGCCAGACCGCGATGCAGGTAATCGCTCGGCTCGCCGATACCGTCGGCGGCGTGGTGCGCCCTGCGCGTGATACGGATCTGGTGGAAGTCGTCCCACGTTACCCGGCGCCGCCTTGGGCCTGGGAAGACGTCGACACGCCTATCAGCCGCATCATCCCGCCGGCGATGATGACTGAGCTGGGTGGCGAGTGGACGCCGCAACCGGCGTGGAACGCCTGCTACACCTCGGGCACCTCGCACGGGTGCAGCATGCTTGTGCGTCGCGCGGGCACTGCCGGCGATAACCCGACGCCAGACGTGTTCGAGGATTGGCTGACCGACCAGCCGGCCAACCAGGCCCGCGGCATCCACGAGCTGAGCAAGGGCGGCAACATTGAGATCGTCAGCACCACCATTCCGCTGTTCCCATTCAACGACGACCACGGCGTTGGCCTCGTGCTGCCGGCGCAGCTGTGCCGTGTGCCGGAACCCTCCGGGGCATGGGTCGGCCTATGCCTGTCCGTCGACATCAGCGCCGAGGGCACTGGTGCGGTGCGGGTGAAACAGACGATCAAACTGGAGCGCCACCACTGATGGCTACCACCAACCCCTGGAAGCGCTTCATCGGCCTGCTGCCCGGTGGTGTGCGCACCGTCGCCACTGTGCGCGGCATCAACCCTGCGTCGGGCCTCAGCGAGGTTGAGCTGCGCACCGGCACCCGCGTGATCGTGCGCGGCGTCGATGTGCCAGTGAGCAGCAAGGCCTACATCGCCGACGGCCTGATCACCGGCCCGGCGCCGGATCTGCCGCACTTTGATGTGGATGTGTGACACGGTTGGCCGCACGCCAGGCTGAGCCTTAGGATGACACTCCACAACATTCAATGGAGCTGTCATGAAAGAAAGTGAGCTGCGCGTCGGTATGCGAGTGATGGTTCCAGCGGAACGAGTGCATGAGCCCTACCCATGGCAGGAGCGCTACGGCGTTATTTCACACTTCGACTACTTTCTGGGCGTGGCAGAGATAAGCGTCACGCTGGATGGCGAGAGTGGTGCAGTCATACCGTGTACCGCTGCTGAGCTGGAGCCTGAGTGACCACGTCATTCATGGTCAAAGCTGCGGGGGTTAGGCTGTTGTCTGGCGTTTCGCCGTGCTACAGCGCACCGGCCTAAATGGCGGATAGGGCGCCAGGGCTGCATCCAGTTGCGACAAGCAGACTTCAAGCGCAAATGCGCGCCGGTCATCATCGCCGGATGCAAGGACCGCTAGCGCATCCGTCAGCTCTTGCCCGGTTGGTTCGCAAACCAAAATGCCGTGCAAGACAGTCATGTCCAGCCCTTTGTGGGCAAGCTGCAACGGATCGCGCGCCTTAACTGTCGCGCCGTCATTGAGTAGCGCTTGGACGTGATTTCTCAATGCCGGGTACTTGCGGCGTTCCTTTCCGCTGTAGTTCATCTGAGGCTCCATCACTTGAGTAGCTGCAAATGGTGACACACTTCGCATCTATGTGACATTATTAGGCCACTATCTGCATGGCTCCCTCCGTGCGGATGTGGTTTTCCCGGCCCGCATTGTGCGGGCTTTTTTTTGCCTGGAGAAACCATGCGTCCGCTGACCGAGCAGCAGTTGCTGCATATCCTCCCCAACGCCCGCCCAGTCGCGGGCGTTTTTGTTCCAGCGCTCAACCGGGCCATGGCGCGCTACCGCATCGATAGCCCGGCGCGACGCGCCGCTTTTCTTGCCCAGGTGGGGCACGAGTCTGGCCAACTGCGGCGGCTCATCGAGAACCTCAACTACAGCGCTGCCGGCCTGGCCGCGACCTGGCCTGGACGGTTCCGGGCAGCCAATGGTCTGCCGAACGAGCTGGCCCGGCGCATTGAGCGGCAGCCCGAGCGAATCGCAAATCACGTCTATGCCAGCCGCCTGGGTAACGGCTCTGTCGAGAGCGGGGACGGCTGGCGGTACCGGGGACGCGGGCTCATCCAGCTCACCGGTCGCGCGAACTATCGAGCGTGCGGCGCGGCGATCGGTGTGGATCTGGTAGGCCTTCCCGAACTGATCGAGCAGCCTGAGTGGGCGGCGCTGTCCGCGGCTTGGTTCTGGTACAGCAACGGGCTGAACGAGCTGGCCGATGCGGGCCGGTTTGAGGACATCACCCGCCGTATCAACGGCGGTACCCACGGCCAGCCGCAGCGCTTGGCGCTTTGGCGGGCAGGGCAGGAGGTGTTGGCATGATCGGGACGCTGGTGGAGCGCAGCACGATCTATGGGTTGCTGGCTGCGATGTGTTTCGCGACCGGCTGGAAGGTGAACGGCTGGCGATTGGGGGAGGGCATCGCCCAGCACCAGGTGGAAATGGTGAAGCTTGTTCGAGTGATCGAGCAGAAACAGCAGACGGTTGCGGATGAAGAGGGAAGGAAAGGCCATGACGAACTTGAAGATCTGCGGCGCGCTGCTGATCGCGCTGGGGCTACTGCTGCAGGGCTGCGGCTCGAATCCGGCCGCCTCGCCACTCAGCTCGCTACCTGCAATGCCGGAACTGCCGGCGAGCGCCAGGCAAGGACAGACGCCGCCGCAGTGTTTGCCGACGTGCTTGGAGAGATGGAATCAGAAGGCCGAGCAATGGCGGAAGCGGCTAGCCGCGCCCGTAGCGCAGGGCTCACCTGCGAGCGGGTTTATGACGGAGTAAGAGCAGCGAGCCGGCTCCCGGCACGTTGAAAGCCTCGCTGTACTAATCGGCGAGTAATGAGGGCGGCTGCTCAGGGTGCGCCAACACCCCAGCAGCCGCCAGACCGCAGACGATCCCTGCAAGCCCAGCCTAGGCCCCCGCCTCGTGCACGAAGCGCGGCAAGGCTGACACCTGTTTATTTATACAGTAAAGGCTTGCTATTTATGACTAATCCAATTGTTCCCTGGATGGGTGGCAAACGCCGCCTGGCTGATCGTTTGATCCCACTGTTTCCGCCGCACGAATGTTACGTGGAGGTTTTCGCGGGTGGCGCTGCGCTCTTTTTCATGCGCCCGATGCCCGCGCAGACTGAAGTTCTCAACGATGTGAACGGCGACCTGGTGTGTCTATACCGCGTCGTGCAGAACCATCTGGAGGAATTTGTCCGCCAGTTCAAATGGGCGCTCAGCTCCCGCCAGATCTTTGAGTGGCAGAAGATGACCCGACCGGAGACGCTCACTGATATCCAGCGAGCGGCCCGATTCTTCTATCTCCAGCATCATGCATTCGGGGGGCAAGGTGACCGGGCAGACTTTCGGCACCGCTACGACTGGCACGCCTATCAACCTGCTGCGGATTGAGGAGAACCTGTCCGCTGCTTGGCAGCGTCTCGCGGGCGTCTTTGTCGAGCACCTGCCATGGCTCGACTGTGCCGAGCGTTACGACCGACCTCACACGTTCCATTATATGGACCCGCCGTATTGGCAGACCGAGGGCTACGGTGTTGCTTTTCCTTTCGAGGAGTACGAGCGCATGGCCGACTTTATGCGTCGATGCAAAGGCAAGGTGATGGTTAGCATCAACGACCATCCCGACATTCGCCGAGCGTTCCATGGGTTCCATTTCGAGCAGCTCGATATCCGCTATAGCGTTGCGAATCAACGAAACGGCAAGGCGGATTTAGCGGGCGAGCTGGTTATTCTGAACTGGACGCCGGCAGCGCTCGGGGGGCTCTTCTAATCACAAGGAGTCAAGCGCGATTGCAGTCCGGATACCGGCCCCAGGTGCAGACGAACTCCCATAGCAGCTTCCGTTCGAGATGCTTGATGTAGGCGGTGGTGTACGGCTCGCCCATATCGACCGGGCAGGTCGACACCCATAGATACTCCAGCGGGGTGGTTTCGAGGAGTGTTAGCCGAAAGGTATTCCCTCCTGAGTGCCCAGCGCGTTCGCTGAATGCGGATGTGTTGAACTGCCGCAGCCGGTCGGCAAGCGTCTGTCCCGTCGTCTCGCCGATGTAAATGATGAAATCATTGTTCACCCGGTGGTTGTCGGGCTTCTTCTTGCTTCGGGCAATGAAATATACGCCCGGCAGATTCTTCCCAGGCAGCTCGGTTCGCTCCGACCACGCGTGCCACTCACAAAACCCAACCTCGCCAGCCATGGCGACTCCTTACAAGCTAGTACGTGAGCATTTGATCAGCTGCGGTGGCCTTGCGCCACTGCAGTGATTACGTGTCGCTGTCCTCGGTGCCAGTCGATACGATAAGCTCTGGGCCCTCATTGCGTACGTTCCCCACGGCGCGATCAACGGCAAACCACTCGAACGCCTCAACCGGCAGCCCTAGGTAGCGCACGATCTCCTCGGCGCGCTCCAGAGGCAGGTCCGGTTCGATCCACTCCCGCGCCAAGTCTGCCTCGAGCACGACCGGACGGCGATCGTGGATGTCCACCATGCCCTGGTCGCTGTTGGCGGTGATGATTACGAAGCCATCGCCGTCACGTTCGGTCAGATCGGTACGGTCCAGCTTGGCGAGCGCAGCGAACCATAGTGGCTCGCCATCCTTGCGGCGAATGTAATAGGGCTGCTTCTTTTTCGGGTCCGCCGGGTCTTTCACCCATTCGTACCAGCCATCTGCAGCAACCAGCGTTCGGCCGGTGGCCCAGATGTCCCGGAAAAACCGGCTGGTCGCTGCCGTCTCGACGCGCGCATTGATCGCGGGCGGGCGTTTGCCGACAGCCCAAAACGGTTGATAGCCCCAAGGCAGCTTGGCCATGCGCAGGCCCGTGTCTGTCTCGTAGAAGATCATCACTCGCGAACGCGGAGCGACGTTGTAGCGGTTGATCGGCTCTGGATCGATGCCACCCTCGATGGGTTTGTCGTAGCGCAGCGCATCCAGGTACTCGACCGCTGTTCGGTACTGCGTGAATCGACCGCACATATCCCCTCCAGCCTGCTATCGGATGGCTGCCTCTCTTCATTGACCGCATGATGTGCTCGCGGTTTACTGTACGCATATACACTAATCGCAGAGTAGTATCATGCGCGCCACGATTCTCGGCCAGCTCGGCCCGTCTTCCACGTTCCTCCAGTACGTCGACAGCCGCGTGCCGGCAGGCTTCCCTTCGCCAGCGGCGGACTACGAGGAGGTCACGCTCTCCATCGATGAGCTGGTCGACTTGCGTACGCCACACGTCTACCTGGTAAGGGTAGAGGGCCCCAGCATGGTCGGCGCCGGTATCTACGACGGCGATGTGCTTGTGGTGAACCGGGCGCTGGAGGCGCGCTCCGGGCAGATCGTCGTCGCCTACGTCGACGGCGGCATGACGGTCAAACGGTTGCAGGTATCGCCGGATGGGGTATGGCTGCAGCCAGAAAACCCGGATTACCGATCGTTCCGCGTCACTGAGTCCCTGCACGTATGGGGCGTGGCCACTCACAATCTGCACCAGCTATGTTCGCGCTGATCGACTGCAACTCGTTCTACTGCAGCTGCGAGCGTGTCTACCGGCCATGGCTCGACGGCGTGCCGGTGGTAGTGCTGAGCAACAACGACGGTTGTGTGATCGCCCGCACCCGCGAGGCCAAGCGCTTGGGCATCTCCATGGGCGCCCCGTATTTCCAGTGGCGCGACCAGATGCGCGAGTGGGGTGTGGTCTGTTTCTCCAGTAACTACGAGCTCTATTAAGTTAGGTGGAATGCTTTTGAGCTAGGCTGAATCCGTTGACGCTCAGGGGGCGCCCATGACCACCACCCCATTGCACAAGCAAGTGTTAAGTCGTTATTCCAGTGTACAAGCTTGGCTGGAGCTCTTGGGTAATCTGGGGCGTGCGCCGGCCACCCTTGACGCCTATGGCCGTGCCCTTGCGCATTACTTATTGCATTGCGAAGGGAGTGGGCTGAAACCCGAATCCGCGACATTCGAACAAGTCACGCTCTACATCCGTGAGCTGCTACCTGGCGCAAAGAGCGCGGTGGCGAATTCAACCTTGCACCAGCGGCTTACTGCTATCCGGTTGTGGTACGACCACCTCGTTTTTCAGGGTCTTTGCGAGCACAACCCCGTGCCCCGCGGACAGCATGGTCGGCTGGCCCAAGTGCCTGGACATGGAGGGTTTGTCAGGGGCTTGCTCCCACGGCTGATTAAGTTGCCAGACATTCCCACCGATGAGCAGTGGCGACACTTTCTCAGTATTGCGGCCAGGTCGTCTATCCGTGATCGACTAATGCTGTCGTTGGCGTATTTCGGGGCTCTTCGCCGTGCCGAGTTGGTGGCCTTGCGTATTGAGGATTTAGACGTTGCACACCGACTGATCTCGGTGCGAGCGGAAACGACCAAAGGCAAACGCAGCCGCGTCGTGTGCTACAGCCCAGACATTGCACCTGTCTTGATAGAGCATCTACATGCTCTTCGCGGCGCTGGCTGGATGCGAGGTTCGTTGTTTCGATCAGCATCAGATCGTAATCGAGGCTCGCCACTGTCCCGTTGGGCGTGGAGTAAAACGGTTGAAGGGTGGGCCAAGGAAGCGAAACTATCGCACCTGAGCACTCATACCTTTCGCCACCTTCGGCTTACCCATCTGGCCCGTGCGGGCTGGAAGCTCCATGAACTGACCACGTATGCTGGACATCGAGACCCCAAAACCACTTTGATTTACCTGCACCTATCTGGCGCGGATTTAACCGCAAAGATGGCGCACTCCGTCGGCAGTCTCGATGCTCGGATGTTCTGTGAACTCTTTGGGTCTGAGGCATTGCTATGA